TCTGATCTCATCTGAAGATGGTTCTGTTCAAGTGTTTGAAGATAAACCAATAAAATATGTAAAAAGATTGCGAGAGGTGATTAATCGCTATTATGAATACATGGGAGAAACAAAGGAATTAATAAATACAGTGTCATGAATTTAGATAACATTAACAAGCGAAATACCAGAGAATGGAGTATGGTGAACGAAAACTCCAAAGGAGCGGCATTCAGAGATGCTATCGTCAACAAGCATGGAGGAGTCTTTTCATATTTTGGAAAGAGTGAGGGTTGGAAGTATAACAGAGTTAGCCCTATCCAGACGTTAGAACTACAAGAAATAAAAAAAGAGCCAAAATTAAAATGGATTTTTGTTCATCCAGACGGCAAAGAAGAATTAGTTGAAAATCTTTCCAAGTTTTGTCGGAAGCATGAACTAAATAAGGCAGCGATGTATGAAGTTTACAATGGTAAGCGAAATCATCATAAGAATTTTAAGTTGAAAAAACAAGGAGACTGACCATGGAATTCTTAACCACCACATACGGATTAGTTACTCACTCAGTGATCGTTTTTGTTGCGGGTGCTTTGATTGGTAAACCGTTGTGGGAATGGGTTAGAACACATTTTCCGTGGAATAAGTCTTAACAACACCCACTAAAAAAAGCACCGCTGGCATCCTATTACACACAGAGGAGAGGTGATCCAAGCGTGCAAATTTGGTGGGGCCAAACGGTGCTTTACAAGGGGCTTGTCGCCCCTTGTTTTTTTTATAAATAGTCCGGAGGTATATGTATGCTAGAGGATTATCGTTACTTAGAGGACACTTGGGTTGACATTGACGAGTTGGAGGAATTCATTCGTATTTATGCTCACGGTAACACAGATATACTCTTCGAGGACAGAAAATATAATAAATCAACTGGTAGAAATTACAAGAGTGATTATAAAAAATTTCAATCAAGTCCTGAACAAATAGCAGATCGCTCCTCCAGAAACAGTGCCAGACGAGAGGCAGAAAACCAAGGCAAAGTTAAAAGGGGTGATGGCAGAGATGTTCACCACAAAAACGGTAATCCTAGAGACAACAGCAGCAAAAATATTCGCATCGTTTCTAAATCAAAAAACAGGGGTGAAAGATGAACATTGACCGTTGGAAAAAACTTCGAGAAGAAAAGGAGTTCAAACCCCATATGATGTATAACCCCAAGACTGGTAAGGGTTATAAGGCAGAGAAAAAAGAAGACCATCTTAGAATGCAGAAGATGGGTTACACTCATGAGAAACCCGAAGTCAAAGAAGAGTATAAAGAGGATGATCTTGAAGGAACAGAAGCCGCTCGCAAAAAGCGTGCGAGACAAACTCCCGGTCAAGAAACAATGGAAGATTGTGGTTGCGTGAACGAAGAAGAGAAAAAAGGTCCGCTCAACAAGATCATGAGGGATTCCGGTGGCAATAAAAAGTTTAAAGTCTATGTGAAAGATCCCAGCACAGGTAATACTAAGACTGTTCGTTTTGGTGATCCCAACATGGAAATCAAACGTGATGATCCAGAGAGAAGAAAAAACTTCCGAGCAAGACATAACTGCGACAACCCCGGTCCTAAAACCAAAGCACGATACTGGTCTTGCAAACAGTGGAGAGCAGGAGCAAAGGTTGAGGATGACTTCAAACCAACCGGAAATTTCATTGGTGAAGGTTTGGACGACTGGTTCGGCAAGGGTGGAGAAGGTGGAAAAGGTGGTGGTGGTTGGGATCGTTACAGCAGCACAGGAAAACGACTGGGTAAATGCGGTGACGGTAAAGAAGGTGAGGCATATGCCGCTTGTTTGTCTAGTGAAAAAGCAGCGAAACTCGGCAGAAAAGGTATTGCTAGGTTTGTAAAAAGAAAAAGAGCAGCCCAACGAAAAGCCGGTGATCCCAAAAAAGGTAAAGGGGAATCTGGAGAAACGAAAACATCAAAGGCACCAACCAGAGTTGAAACTGGCACAAGGGAGAAAAAAATGGAATCAAGAGAGTCTTTCGGTAAAAGAATGATACACGAGGCAAGGGAAAGGGGATATCTTGAAGAGAAAAATGTCCCTACCAACCCTGAACTATACTCTCGTGTTAAGTCAGAAGCCAAACGTAAATTCGATGTTTATCCATCAGCGTATGCAAACGCTTGGTTGGTTAAAACATACAAGAAACGTGGTGGTGGATATAGAAAAGGAAAAGGTGACTAAATGAAATCATTTGAAGAATTTTACTCAACTATAAAAGAAAAATATCATCTAAACGATGATCAAGTTATCCCCTTTATGTCAAATCTCATAAATACCCTTGAAGAAGGTAAAAAGAAGAAAAAGAAAAGGGAAGATGAAGAAGGGAAAGCACCAAAGACTGGACATGAAAAGGTAGATAAAAATCTTGGCTTTGAAGATCCATTGGCTGACTATCCAGAACAGAAAAGAATCTATTAAGGAACTAATATGAAACACTTTAAACAACTCGTCCAAGAATTAGTTGAATCGGAATACTCACCAGGCTCGTATGAGCATGGCGGGGTTGCCGGTGCAGGTGGTCGATCTGCCCATTCTGATCTTGGTTCATATCGAATCGAACTTGATGAAATCGTGGGTAGAATTAACGCTTTCATTAAGGAATACACAGACAGAGATTTCATTGATCCAACTTCATTGAGAAATCAACTCAAGGCAAGATTGAATCATGTGGGACTTGACTTTGAGTGTGACTCTAAATCAAGACTGGGTGAGGGCAATCACGTTTACCAACTCAGTAGATTTGGTGGATCGTTCGGTACAACACCAACACACAATCTGATGAAGGATGGTTTTTTAAAGTCTGACATGATTAAGGAATTTACTGGTAGTAGCATGATTCTTTCTCTTAATGTTTCTCGTAATGATAATTCAATGTTTTCTGTGGATGCCAAAATAGTTCCGGGTGATGCTTCTTAATAAAAGATTAGACGAAAAAAACTTTTTAAGTTTTGCTATGAAAATGTATGATAATCCCACCTGTAAAGGGGTAGAGGAGTTTGAGGAAGATTTGTCTAGAGTCAAATATGTAAAAAGACTCTTAAACAAGTATAAGGAAAAGAAAGTTTTAAAGAAGAGACTCCTCCTGAATCACATCATTATTATGACAAACGTGTTTGGAACAGTTGCTACGAACAGAATACTTTTTTACAAGATAGAGTCAGAATTACATCACATATTAAAAAGTGTTCTCGAATATTTGAACATATTAGCAAGGGAAATACCAGAAGTAGAACTTGAAAAAATTCCAAACGATCCCTCATTAGTTAAAAGTTTAGAGGAAACGTCATGAGCAGAAGAGCAGACTTAAGTAAAATCATCCCAGCCTTCACAACGTATAAATTTTTACAAGCGTTGGTTCAGCCGTTTACTTCATTTGATGCGTACAAACTCGGCATCATTGATGCGGACGGAAATTTTCTCAAGAAATTTAAAGATTTAAAAAAACCAAAAGAAAAAAAAGCGGCATCCATGTTTTTCAGGTTAATTATCAATCTGAAGAAACTGTTGGGTGACATCAAAAGCCCAACAACCAAACAAAGACTCAGAAGCATTAACACAGCGTTGTTTTTGATTCGTGAAGAGGTAGATAAAGTTGGTGGTGATCCAAAAGAGATAAACAGAGTTTTCTATGAATTTTTAGAAGAACTTGATCCTGAAATGTATGAAGAAATTGCAAATGTCGCTGCGTCTGGTAACGTGGCTGGCTTAGGTTATAATATTGGACTCGGTAACGTTCCTCCTGATGATCTTGTGATAAAACCGAGAAAGACAAAAATAGTCCGTCGAAAAAAGAAGGACGAGGAGGATGAGTAATGGAATTTTTATCACCTGACTTTTTATCACTGTTAACTGGTTCTGCAACTGGTTTCTTGTTCAAGGCAATGGCTGAGCGTCGGGCCCAAGACCAAGAGCGATTCAAGATGGCAATGGGAGTTGCAGAAAAAGAAAACGAACATGCTAATGAAGCCGTAAAACGTGTCTCGATTGACGCAGGCAAACTGGTTCGTCGGTTTATCGTGTTGTGTATCATGTTTGGCACAATCATCGCACCATTCATCATCGCTTACAGCGACGGCGTTACCACCGTGGTTGAGCATGAGTCCACTCACTACAAGCCTTGGGACTTGCTCGGTCTGTTCGGCACAGAGAACGTAAGAACTTACACTCCGGTCGAGGGCTACCTATACACTGAAGAGAATAGGCAGATCCTTGTTACCATCGTTGGATTCTACTTCGGAACTGCTGTTAGAGGGAAATAAAATAAATGCAACCACCCAATAGAAAGTCGTGCTATAACTTTAGGGTTACAGAAATCGTCAAAGTCCTTGATGGTGATACTATTGATGTCATCATCGACTTAGGTTTTGATCTCTACAAGAAAGAGCGTGTTCGCATCGCTGGTGTCGATACACCCGAAAAGAGAACACGGGATCTCGAAGAAAAAGAACTTGGGGTGGATGCAACTAACTGGCTAATAGAGCAACTTGATGGTGCCATAGCCGGTGAGGATGACCTAGTTATTCGCACCGAACTGGTCGGTGGGATGGGTAAATATGGTAGACTTCTTGGTTGGCTCTACATTGGTGACGAAACTGTATCAATTAATGAAAAAATGATTGAACAAGGTTACGCTTGGGAGTATGATGGTGGGACTAAGAAAAAGGACTTCCAAGAACTTAGAGAAATAAGAGGTATTCAATGAATGAAAATAACGATTGTGTTACACTTAAAAGAGTCTGTGCTTTCTTTTTGGGTGTAGTAATTGGTTTGGCTGCTGGATATCAGTATGGTGTCGGTCAGGTCAGACAGAATTTTAACAACAGGACAATTAAGCAAGCAGAAGAACCTGCTCTTCCAAAGTATCAAAAAATGCAAAGAGAACGAAGAGAAAAGATGCTTGAGGAAAAGAAAAACGTGCGTCCTGACGGTGGAAAACGAGAGAGAACTCCTCGATGAGATATCTTTTAGTTCTGGTATTAGCGGGATGTGCGAGTGTCAAAAGTGTCAAGGAACCATTTGTTGACATTGGTATCGACGGACAGCCAATAATTGTTGAAACTTTAGATTCGGCTTCTGCACCAGCCAACAACACAAATGCAATTCTTGGTGCTGGAGATAACTTGGGTCTGCGAACTTTAGAGGAGATCGAATCCTCAAAAAAAGTTATGGACCCGTGGTTATATTTGGATGGTTTGCTGTCCTATTAACTGCGGGTTATCTTGTATGGTGTGAATTCTTTAAAAGACGGTCATAGACCGTCTTTTTTTCTCATCATATGAAAAGTCTTACAGATGTAGTAAGAATCAACGATGTCGGAGATTGGATTTGCTACCTTGCTTCCCACTGGATTGATACCGAAGAAACCATACAGTGATTGTCCCGTTTCTTCTTTAAACGCCGCATACATGTCAACCTTGTTTGCATTACCTCTACCAGTGGCAATCTTCTTTGGTTTGCTGGGTGGGAGAATGGTGTAGGGTGTGCCGGATTCCCAAAGTTTGTATTTTAGAATCCCAGTGTTTTCTGCGATGTGAAACACCCTACCCTTTGCGTTGTAAGCATACCCTTCGATTGCCACATCCTCGCAACCAATCACCTTGTCAACAGCCCAGTCAGAAATGCTCTGATACCGTTGACACTCCTCGTCAAAGCCACTGTTGAATGTTCCGTGGATGTTTGTGTCAACTGTCTTTGCGTGCTTGCGAACATCACTTAAGAAGTAGAACAAACACTTATCATAAGTGAACCTATCGTTTTGTTCACCAGTAAAAACACAGATCGCAGGACATGTTAAAGAATAGTCAATACCAGCAATAGCCATAATACCTCCACCAGTATTTAGGTGGAGATACGGACTAGCAACTCTTAGCGTATTGAACCAGAAGCACAATCACCACGGATGCCGCAAGACCAATCATCAGTTTCAGGA